ATGATCCTCCTCCAAATGGTTATCTTTATTTGTATGGTTACTTACCCATTGCTATAAATCCTTGTTACTGCAAAACACCTGGTGAGGCTGCACGTTCTGTTTCTTTAGCATCTAGTGATTCTGCAAAGCACATTTACAAAGGATTGGTTAGTAAAGGTAATTTTAATTATGCAGTTGTTTTTGATATTGAATACACGAACGGAACTAAACAAATAGGTATTCAACGTGATTTACAAAAAAAGGTTGATCCTAACCCTCAATCACAAGAACCTGAATATGAAATCATGACTGATACTCAGCTTGGTAATGAGTTAACTGGTAAGGGAGAAAATAAAACGCCTGCGCCTGACATTATTACTCAAGCATATAGCCCAAATAATCCTTTAGCTGAAGAACCTGCTCCAAAAGCTACGAATGACGCTTTAAATAGTGCAAATCCACAGCCTGAAAAAGAACCTGAAGGCAAGTCTGAAACGGAAAAAGAAAAAGACGAAAACGGTNAAGAAACTGGAAAAGAAACTACTAAATTTGAACTACCAAAATTCTGTGATTGGGCACCTGCTGTTTGCGATTTCTTTACCGTTCAAAAGCAAGACAACAAAGAAATAAAAGAAAATCAAAAAGAAGACATTGCTCAAAATAAAACATTCTTCGAAAAAGTATCTGACTGGTTTGACTGGTCAAAAGAAAATGATGATTTAGATAATGATAATGACATACCTCAAGTAAAAGATATCCCGATTGGCACTTTGGACACTTCAACTTTTAAAGGTACTGCTGGGTGTCCTGCGCCAATTCCAGTGCCTGTCGCTTTTGCAAAATCGGGGACTTTAGAAATTAGTTATGAGCCTATTTGTGCAATGGCTTCTAAATGGTCGTTTGTAGCTCCTTTTATTGGTTTCTTTAGTGGTGCTTTGATTATTCTAGGGGTGGGCAGAAAAGGGGAGGATAGCGACACATGAGCTTAAAAATGTTGTTGGTGTCTGTTGCTGATTGGACATTAGGTAAATTTGGAAAAACAGTATTAAAGAGTTTAGGTCTAGGTATTTTTTCTTCTGCTGTTGTCCTCACTTTATTTCAGCAAATTATTGGTTATGCACAACGAGAATGGGGGCAAATGTCTGCTGATGTTCTCCAGATACTTGCCCTGGCTAATATTGATTATGGTCTTTCAATTGTCGTTGGTGCTTGTGTTCTAAAAATCACATTAATGATTAATAAAATATCGTTCGGGAAGGCTTAATAATGGCTCTTTATTTAATTGTTGGTCAACCTAGACATGGTAAATCTCAATTTGCTGTTTCTTTAGCTCATGCTATTCATGAAAATAATTTAAAGTTTCAGAAGAAATTAGATGAAGGTAATGAAGAATTAAAAGATTCAATTCGTGAAGTTTATTCAGATATTGAGGGGCATTCTAATAAAACGGATTATATACATAATGCGCCTGTAGACTGGCGTGTTGTTCCGAATAATTCCATCATTTTTATGGATGAAATCCATAAGCGACCTGAATATTGCGATGATGGAAAAATGTCTAATAATCCGATGATTGTTGATTTAACAACTCACGGACATCAAAACAAAGATATTTATTTAATGACCCAAGACCCACAAAGATTGAATAAGGGTATCAGGGCATTAGTTGAAAAAATGTATTTGGTTAAACGCCCAATTCAGAAACCAAACTTTGCAACGATCTATGAATTTGAAAGATGGCTTCGTGATCCGTGGCAGGCTGCTGCTTCTGAACGTTCTGTGAAATATCAGGACAGCTATAAATTCTTTTATAAAAAGAAATGGCAAGATATGTATACCAGTGCATCGGCTCATACATCTATTAATTTTAAAATTCAAAGTAAATTCATCTATGCAATTATTGCTATCATTATTTTAATGTCTGCTTCATGGTTTTTATTTACAAAATCAGGCGGTGATAAACTAGCAAGAAATGCAATCGGTGGTATTACAGGACAAACTAATGAATCTAATAATGCTGTTAATGCTGCTGTTCCAANNTTACCTAATGACAGTTCTAGTGTGGCGAGTGGTAAGGAAGTCTTCGATGCTAATTTAGAGTGTCGAAAAGCTGTAAATGTTGAAAAACCTGAATGTGTACAGTGGTTCAATAATCTTTCAAAGAGTAACTCTTCAATTTCTTCTACTGGAGAGATTGTTCAAGCTGTTTCGTATAATCCTAATAAGCCTTATGATTTTGATTATCAGCCACAAGTTAAACCTACGGATTTTCCGAGAATGTCAGGAGTGATGAAGCTCTCCAGTGGCAAGTTAGTTGCTTTAGATCAACAAGGCAATTACATGCTTGATGTTTCACAATCAGATTGTCAAAGATGGCTTAATGGTTATCGTCCTTTTAATTACTTTGCACAAAACCAAAATCAACAGAGGGAACGGAGTGTTCCCGAACAAACGCAATTGAATCCTGAAACTTCTTCTCTCTGATTACAAGCTCACTTATAATTCTTAAAGGAAGATTTAGAGCGTCCGTAGGCGCGAACTGGGGAAATTGATGTTATCTCAACAAGTTATAGATGAAGCTCAAAGGATTGCTAAGCAGCATTTAGAGGGTGATTTAAATGTTTCTATTAGTCTTGAAGTTTTGCAAAAGATTTTAAGTGATGAAGATATGTCTCATATTTTTATTGTAGAGTTTAATAATTATTTAGATAAGTATCGTTCTTGGTATGGTAAAGACAAGGCATAAATAAGATGCAGGTAAAGATCACTGGAGATATCAATGGTTGCAACATTTTTTATTTTTTTAGCTTTAGCTGTTGTGTTTGCTTTAATACTTTTTGCTGTACTTCATAGTGGTGCTTATTAGCCACTGGAGAGATCAATGATTGATTTTTATAATTGGTTTTGTGATTTAACTACTGCTCAACAACTTGGTCTTTGTTTCATGCAGTTTGTTTGTACTATTTCTGGATATGCTTTAACTAGAAATCTCGCTTAGACTGATTTTGTTCACTGGAGACATCAATGGATTTTGAATTGTATGCTTTGATTAGTCTTGTAGCTTTATTTTTTATAGCAATTCCACTTTTAATTTTTCTTAGTTTTGATGACAAACAATATTAGACTGATTTCGTATAATATAACCGTGATTATGTTATTTGCACTTCACATTGTTACAAATAAAAAGCCCATTGGTAAATCTTTCCAGTGGGCTTTTTATTTGTCAATGTTGCTAGGATCGCAGAGGGCAGAGAAGTGCATTTAACATCAATCTGTATTATACGAAATCAGTCTTTTTCTGGCCGGTGGCGGGTCGAGGGCTCGCAGAACGCACCGGCTAGAAAATAGACGTTTAAGAAAAGGCACACTACTGTCTAATAGTGTGCCTGACTCCGGAAAGTTTTTTGCAATTTGCTCTATGAGATATATATAACGGAGCTTTCACAGTTGTTGAGATCGTTTCGCATTTACGCTTGTATTTGGTCGTATTTTGCTCGATTTTTTATTTTTTTGTTTCTACTTTTATTGCCCCATCTCTATTGATTTCAATCAATCCATCTATCAATGTTTGCTTAACGATTTCATGAAATATTTCCGTATCTCTTAACGGTTTTTTTCCTATCTTCACTAAGTCTCTATTCAGTTTTAGCGCTATTTCATTTAACGCTTTTTCTTCTTCATCAGTAAATCGAAATGTTTTAGCCATTACATAGTCCTTTTAAAATCACTTAAGTTTAAATGAATTTGTGATTTATGCTTGTGTTCATATGTGATTTATGTTCATATACCCCTAAAGTGATTTATGAATTTGTGATTCTTAATGCTCGATTTCCTCCGTTTAGCGATTCCAATCTTTTCTACGCATGTTCGTAGTTTTGATAATCACCATACTTTTAATGGTGATATTCGCGACTATGGAGTTCCAGCAGCAACTCGCCATGTCAGTAAAACAGATGACGGTCAGACCATAACAGGGGACTTGTATCACCCTTATGAAGCTCTCCCAAGTGATTACACTGATATGGCTGTCAAGTTCTATACCAATACGATGAACACTGTGCCTTATGTTGAGATTAAAGCTTCTCCACTTAAGCTTTTACAGGGTCACAATGTTTATGGTTTTGAATCAATAGAACTTGGTGCTCATCATATGATTGGTATGTTGCTTGAAGCATTTCCTAAATTAGCTCCAATTCTTGATGTAGAAAATGCTGAGGTCTTATGCCTCGACACGACTTATCTTTTTAGATTGCCTCATCAGAACATAGTCTTTCTCATTTTTCCGTTGCGACAGAATATTTATATAAAAGCCAATCTGTTTGTACTTTGCCT